CCGCTCAATGAGCGGCGCGCAATCTCTCCGCGTTTGTGTCGCCTTTCTTGGCGGGTGCATCCAAGGCCCGCTTGGCTTCGATAATAACGCCCTCGGCTCCCATCAGGGAAATAATCAAATTCATCTGCGCTCCGCCGCCGATGACGTAACCGACGCATCGCAACACGCCGTTGATTTTCCTGAATGCGCCGAACCCGTCGAAATACACGGTCGGCATTTGAGATGCTTGCAAAAGCAGATCGTCGTCGTTCATTTGCAACTTCCCCCTGCCAAAGAAGAGGGAGCATTCGTTGCACGGTCACAAAACTGTCGCAAGATACAAAATCGCTACGCGCGCAGATGCGGCGATAATTTCTCACAGGTAGAAACAACTTTAGCGATTTCTGCGTCACGGCGCGGGCGGCGTATGCTTAGCAGCGTTCATAAGCTCGATGACCAGCGCCTGGATCACATCGGCGAGTTCAGAAAGTGGAACAGCGAGACGCGCAACGACTGTTCCTGTTCCATCCTGTCGAGCCAGCCAAACAATCCTGACGATGCCGCCGATGATTTTCACTTCATGGATTCCGTCTGTGAAAATCTCGGCCACGTTATGCGGATCAGTGACGACAACCATTCAAATTTCTCCGGTCAAAAGGATGTTGTGCAATGACGCACCGTCACTTTGGAATCGAACCCCGTTTCGCGCCGCAGCCCCTCCCGAGTGCCGCGCGAAGTGCGACCTCAGCCGTGAAGGCCAGCCCACGCGCTGAGGTCGCCACCAATTCGACCGTACCGGCGAGCCCTGGGGGCATTAGGCGCTCGCCGGTACGTCACAGCGCAGGGGGTACGCGCGCTGATCCCTTATACGTTCCGCTTCCGAGTGGGTCTCTTGCCGATCCCGGAGGCTATTCGCTCGAATCTCATGATGTTGCTGATACCGACCGCGACCGCATCGCGATGATCGGCGGCGTCTCTTTCGCTCTTTTTGTGTGCGCGTTCTTCTTCGGTCTGCGCGCTCTCTCGGTCTACTTCTTCGGTTAGCTGAGACGCCAATCTCAGCTTGTTCACTATCAGCGCGGCCTGCAAGCCAATCGCTGAAAACGGGTCCGTGTCGTCGTTATCGTGACTGAGTACTTCCATGCCTGGAACATTAAGCATGGAGGATTGGGTAAGTGGTTCCAAAGAATGGACGCAAAACGCCAATGAGCATGGCAGCTAACAACGCAGCACTTTCCCGCACCGCCGCGGAATTTTTAGTCGAGCGCGCGGAGCGGAAGACGGGATCGCGCATGCTCGCTTATGGCGAGGTCGCCAACAAGGTTGGAGCGACGCCCGATTGGATACGCAAGTTCATCAGCGGCCGAGAAGCAAAAGAGCCGAAGTGGACGATAGGGTGGAACCTGATCGAGCATTGCTACGAAATGCTTTGCACGCGCGTCGAACAGGAACTGGAAGAGGAGCGTTCTAAGATTGAAACGCTCAAGAGGGAAATCGATGCGGCTATTTCGCCTTTTAATCGAATGGTGGCGGGCGCGCAGGAAGCGCAAACGCCTGGAACGCGAGAGGGATAATTTGTGACCAAAGAACCCTCTTGGAATGCGCGGCCGGAGCCGACCGTTTTCAAAGACCGCGAGCGCGCGCCACCTCGGAAGGCGCCTCCGTCACTATCATCAACATTTGCCGTCAAGTCGGTTCGCACTGGCGTCATTTCCAACACGATCAAATTTCGCGCCAAGGAGCCCGAGCCCACAAAGGACGAGCTACGCGCGATTCTTACTCAAGCTGTTCTCAACACCAAGTAAGGAGTTCACATGGACGGGGCAGGTGCATCACATCTCTATCACGCGATCGAGCACGCGACGCCAACACAGGCTGATGCTTGGGCGAAACGCCAACAGCGCCTTAAAAGGATGGTTCCTGTAGTTCCGGCTGCTTCGCCAGTCGCCGCGCGACCTGCGGTGATGCCCGCGCCAAAGCCAGAGCCACCGCCAGTTCTCGAAACTTGGGTTCAGCGTCAGAAAGAAAACTGGTTCTCAATTGAGAATGAAGTCAATCAGCTCACGATCAAGGACATTCAGTCCGCAGTCTGCAGATTTTACGGCGTGACGATGATTGAACTGCGGTCCTCGCGCCGTAATGCGCAGATCGTCCTTCCCCGCCAAGTCGGTTACTACCTCTCCAAAAAACTGACAGGGAAATCTCTTCCCGACATTGGCCGGCGCTTCAACCGAGACCACACGTCGGCGTTGTCGGGCATCAGGAAGATCGAGAAGCTCCGCACGATCGACGAGAACCTTGAATCAGACCTTCACGCCATTTCAAATTCCTTGGGAGTTTCTCTTGTTTAGACCTATCCCTTCGCAGGATGTTCTTCACGAGTGGCTAGATTTCGACCCCATGACAGGTGTCTTCACCTGGAAAAAAGATGGTGATCGAGGCGGCCCACGTCGCGCTGGCAGGGTTGCAGGGCATAAGCGCAAGACGGGGTATGTTTTCATATCGGTTGGCGGATTCCGGCCGATCGGAGCGCATCGCCTCGCTTGGGTTTACATGTACGGCGCAGCCCTTATCGGCGAGATCGACCATATTGACGGCAATCCGAGCAACAATGCGATTGCCAATCTGCGGCCTGCTACATCGAGCCAGCAGAAGCAGAACAAGCGCGTCCAGTCGAATAATAGATCTGGACTGAAGGGCGCTTTCTACCATGCCTGCCATAAGGGTAAGAAGTGGCGTTCTCAGATCAAGGTGGGAGAGACGCTGCACTTCCTTGGCTACTTCCATACGCCGGAAGAGGCGCACGAAGCCTATGCCGCTGCGGCGCGCGAATATTTCGGTGAATTCGCGAGGGCCGCATGATTGCGAAACTCGCGTGGCTGAACACGGCTGAGCCTGGAAGATACATTCTGCACTTCCAGCCATTCGGCTCGGAAGAATTAATCGTCATCGAGATCGGCGCGGACCACATGCGCAATATCCTTCTCGACGGCATGCATACGATGCTGCGTAACTCGTTTCACCGCGTTCCCCTCGTCTCGGAGAGTAAGAGCGCATAGTGGCGAGACCTTGGATGCCTTTGTACGTGGCGGATTATCTCCGTGACACTCGGCGACTCACCGCAGCCGAGCACGGAGCCTATTTGCTTTTGATCATGGAATATTGGACGAGCGGATGCTTGCCGGAGGATGACGGTCAGCTTTCTCGCATCGCATGCATGACTGCGGCGGAATGGCGCCGCGCGAAGCCGAACGTCAAGCCTTTTTTTTCGGATGGATGGAAGCACAAACGCATTGACGCGGAGATTGCAAAGTCGATCGAACTATCCAACAAACGCTCTGAGGCAGCCAAGCAAAAGGGCAGCAAACGACAAGCAATTGCTGAGCAAGAGCACCAGCAATTGGATACACACGCGGGCGCGACTTCACAGTCACCGTCACTTGATAGGATAGGAAGCGCGGGCGCGAGCGCGTTCACGGATGGCTCGAAATCTCTCAGCGCTGCGCTTTGGCGAGGTCTTGGTTTCGATGGCCCCCTGAGCATCCCGACCGAGTTTGCCGGCGCCGATTGGCGCGCTGTCGAGTGGGAGAAGGCCGGTTGGACGGCCGACCTAATCGAGTCGGAAGCGCGCCGCATCGGTCCCGGCAAGCCACTGCTTTACCACGAGAAATGTTTCGCAACGGCATTCGCTAAACGCCAGACGCCGTTGCCCGTCGTCGAAGTCAAAACAGCCGAAACCATCACGGTGACCAACCATGTCAAACCAAAATCCGCAGTCATTCAGGCCATTGACGATCTCAACCGAACAATTGCCGGCTTCGATGGCCCGTCACGAGGCCCTGACGAGCTACGCGGCGATGCGGGCGAAAATCCTCCTCGGCTGCTATCGCACGGGTGACGCAAACGATCCTGAGACCTATGTGGCGGCTGTGACGGCTGTGCTCGCGCGCTATCCGGAAGAAGTGATCACAGCCGTCACGCATCCGGTGACTGGCCTTCCGTCCAAAAAGGGCTGGCTCCCGACCGTGAAAGAGGTTTCGGAGGCATGCGCAGAGGCTCACGAGCCTTTGGTTCAGAACGAACTGCGGCTCAAGCGTATCAAGGAACAGATGGAGATGCGCGCCAGGATGGATCGCGGCGAAAAGCCAACCCTCGACCAATTGAAGGAACGCTACGGCGAGAACTGGGGCCTCAAGGATGACAAGCCCGTCAAGTCGCTGGAGGAGAAGACAGCCGAAAATCGGGCCGCAATGGAGCGTGAACAGGCGCGGGTGAGGGCCGAATATGAAGCCCTAGGCATGCCTGCGCCGGCCTCGAAACTGGCGCTTAGCCCGACCACTCGCCGCATCATCCAGCAGCAGGACGAGTTGCGCGCTGCCCTCAAACAGGCGGCCGAATAGCAGCTTGAGAACTACAAACGAACCGGAGCGTGGAAATGAGCGGGGCAACTATCCTGACGGGGAAACAGCAGCGCATTGCTGACCTGATTGCGCTCGGCTGGTCAAATAAGGAAATCAGCACCGAACTCGGCTTGAGTGCTCGCACAATCGAGGATCATCGCGAGAAGATTTTCAGGAAGATGAACGTTCGCAACGCGGTTGAGCTTTGCCGCAAAGTCCTAGGGGTGACAGAATGAGCTATTGGGCGGTCGTACAGACGGTTTCCAAGATGGAGCACATTGTCCGCAGGGACATTGAAAAAACGAACCACGGCGCGTTTCTGCCAACCTGTGCCCGATTCTGGAAGGTGGATGGTCGGGATTACGCGAAAGAGCGCCCGCTGTTCGGCGGCTATGTGTTCTTCCTGACCAATGGCGAAGATTGGGCCGGCATCCCTGACATTCACGGCGTCTACCGAGTTCTTTCTAGCCGCGTCTTGGATGGCGAGATGAAACGCATGATGCTGAACCACGCCGCTGGCGAGCACAACGAAACGATGGCGCCGCGATACACGAAATACTTCCGGCCTGATCGCTATCTGAGCAGCGAGAAACGCAAGAGCCGCAAGCCTCGTCCGAGCAAACGCGCCCGTAGTTCTGCGTGCGCGTAGTCTCCACAGTATACAAATCACAAAACGATGTGGCACCTATCGCGCAACGGTGAAGTGGTTCCAACCTTTCCGCCGGGCTATCAAACGGGATAGCCGCGCATGGTGTTCTATGCGTTTTTTCCTTGTCGGGTTGCCGGCCAAATTCCAAATCGTCCCAGCGTCGCTCTCTTTCCATCGATCAGCCCCCCGATCAAAGTTGAGGAGGGCGTCGCTGGGCGAAATCAAACCGAAATCGAAAGCAATCAGACTTTTCAAAATGCCCCGTGGTGGACGAAGAGCGGGTTCCGGTCGCAAGCCTGGAGCAGCAACCCAAAAGACCAGAGAAGCGGCGAACCTGATCGCTGCATCTGGAAAAACGCCTCTGGCATACTTTCAGGGGCTCATCGACGGGACCGAGACATTCGATCAGGTGAAGTTCGAAGCGGCCAAAGCTGCTGCGCCTTATGTCCATCCGCGCTTGGCTGCTGTTGAGGTAAAGGGCCAGTTTGATGTGCGCCGGGCGAACGAAGTAACTGACGATGAACTTGCGAATATCGCCGCAGGAAGCAGCGAAGGAGCTTCTGAGGCGCCGGTCGATAAGGCGCAGCTTAACTGATTGGTGCCGGTATGTCGGCTTTGAACCGGCCGCGCACCATAGGCTTCTGATCAATAAACTTGAACAGGTGGCGATTGGCGCGAACGATAGGTTGGCTGTTTTTATGCCACCTGGCGCGGCCAAATCGACCTATTCAAGCATTCTCTATGCTCCTTGGTATTTCTCTCAGCATCCTGCTCATTGCGTCATTGCTGCATCGCATACTGTGGAACTAGCGGAGAAGTGGGGCCGCCGCGTCCGCAATCTAATGGCTGAGCACAGCCTGATCCTTGGAGTTGGTCTTGCGCCTGATAGCCAAGCTGCCGGACGGTGGGAGACTGATTCTGGAGGCGAATATTTCGCGGCCGGCGTCGGAGGCGCTGTGGCAGGACGACGAGCTGACCTGGTTGTCATCGACGATCCGATCCGTAGCCGAGAAGATGCTGATTCAGAGACCATCCGTGACAAGACATGGGACTGGTACAAATCAGACATATACACTCGACTTAAGCCGGGAGGGCGGATCGTTCTGATCCAGACCCGCTGGCATGAAGATGATCTTGCCGGCCGGTTGCTGGAGGATATGCAGGCCGGCGGCGATAAGTGGGATGTCATCTCGCTTCCTGCCATCGCAGAAGCTGATGATCATCTCGGCCGTGAGCCAGGCCAGCCGCTTTGGCCAGAATGGGAAGATGACGAGGCATTGGCGCGCAAGCGTCGTGCGGTAGGACCTCGGGATTGGTCAGCGCTCTACCAGCAGCGGCCGGCTCCGGAAGATGGCGATTACTTCAAGGCGGAATGGCTGAAGCCCTATGACATCGCGCCAGACCCAAAGCTGCTGCGCATCTATGGCGGAAGCGATTACGCAGTCACAGCAGACGGCGGCGACTACACTGTCCATGCAGTTGTCGGACTCGATCCAGATGGCAGAATGTTCCTTCTCGACCTTTGGCGACGCCAAGCAAGCTCAGATGTCTGGGTGGATGCGTTCTGTGAACTCGTCAAGAAATGGAAGCCGATAGGCTGGGCTGAGGAGCAAGGCCAGATCAAGTCAGGCGTCGGGCCTTTCATCGATCGCCGGCAGCGTGAGTTGGGTGCGTATGTGTTTCGGGATCAGTTCCCAACCCGCGGCGATAAGGCAATCAGGGCACAGTCTATTCGCGGTAGGATGGCTCAGGAGGGGCTTTACGTCCCCACCAAGGCAGATTGGTACCCCGCGCTGCGGAGCGAACTGCTGAGCTTCCCTGCGGGCAAGCACGACGATCAGGTAGACGCGCTCGGCCTCGTCGGCCAGTTGTTGAACAAAATGTCCCTCGGCGCTCGTCCTTCCGAGGCTGAGAAGCCCAAGAACGTCTCGGGCTATCGCGCCGCAACGCAGACAAGCGGCGATTCCTTCAAAGCGTGGTGATCATGGCAGTTCCAGCATATTCGCAGCCTAGCTCGTGCCCGGCCAACCGGGATTACGGCTGGATCAACGGCAGGCCGAGCAAGTAAGCCAGATGGAATCCCTTCCCGCCACTATCCCGCAGCGCTCTCCAGCGCCTGCGATCGATCAAGGCAAGGACGAGGATTATTTCAAGCCTGAACGCTTGCGCCGGCAGTACAATGATTATCTCGGCGCCAAGCAGGCCGAAACCGACGAGATGCGGCAGGCGCGCCACTACTATCACGGCGACCAATGGACCTCGGACGAGATCGAGGCGCTACGACGGCGCAAGCAGCCGGTTGTCACGTCAAATCGTATCGTCCGCAAGATAGACGCAGTTGTCGGGCTCGTTGAGCGGCTGCGGCAAGACCCAAAAGCCTATGCTCGCACCCCGAAGCATGACGAGGGCGCTGAGTTGGCGACTGCAACACTTCGGTTTGTGCTCGATAACAACGATTGGAAATCGAAATCGTCCCGTATTGCGCGAGCTGGCGGGATCGATGGTATCTCAGGGATTGAATACGACCTTGTGCCAGGTGATGAAGGCGATCCAAGCCTCGAAATGCACATCGCCTACGGAGACGGGTTCTTCTATGACCCTCGCTCAGTGGATGAAGGATTCACCGACGCAAGGTTCCTCGGCGTCGCCAAATGGATCGACGTAGAGCAGGCCAAGGAGATCGTTCCGAACAAGGCTGAAGAGATCGACAGCCTTATGGAGACCGGCTCCGAACTGACGACGACACTTGATGCTGACCGGGAAAAGAACTGGATCAACGTCAATGAGCGGAAAGTCCGTCTAATCGATCACTGGTACATCAAAGGCGGAAAGTGGCGCTGGTGTTTGTACATCGCCAATACCGTTCTGATGCAGGGCGTTTCGCCATTTCTTGATGAGAAGGGTAAAACATTCCCGCGGTATCGAATGTTCTCGGCCTCAGTCGATCATGATGGCGATCGTTACGGGTTCGTTCGTAACCTGAAGAGTCCGCAGGATGAGGTAAATCACCGCCGCTCCAAGGCACTGCATCTGCTGAATACCAAGCAGATCATCCTTGAAAAGGGCGCGGTTGACGATATCGAGACGACCAGGCGCGAACGGGCGCGGCCTGACGGCATCATTGAGAAAAACCCCGGC